GCCGTGTTCCCGCATCCGCCTTGCCAAGTCATCCAATCCGCCGGGCATTTCTACCGTCCTTTTTTATTGGTTGATTCCCACCAATCGAGATAAGCAGCATCGAGCGCATTGATCTGGTACTCCATGTCATCGCGTTGCTCCTCATCGGTTATGCCAGTTCTGTCGCAATATTCTTGGATGTCGCGCCAAGATATTCGCCCTAACCCGCCGAATCCTACCGGCCTGCCTGTGTTGAGCCGTTCGAATGCGTCCATGTACATTTGCAACCCAGGCAACAAAACAGGTGCATTCTTTATTTTGTCCGGAAGTTCCGCGCCGTCCTGCAAGCACTGCCTAATAATCGTTTTCTCGGTCTTGCCCTGCTTCAGTTGATAAAGCAGGACATCCGCTAGTTTTTTGCGTCCGCCTCCCTGTTTTTCATTAGATAATTTTTGACATCGCGCGAGGTAGCCAGAATATCTATATAAATTAAATCAAGCTCTTTAAGCGTTGCCACCACATTTTCTTCGGTATATGGAATGATTTTTTTGTCTTTAGTGTAAATGCCCTGAACCCACTTATCTTTGCCGTCTTTATCCTTTCCTGATTTTGCCTCCCAATTCGTGATGATTGCTCTTGCGCAAAGCTTTAAGCTAATCAAATCATTGGTTTCTTGAGGAAGGCATTCATGTTCAATCATTCTGCGATAAGGCTTTGTTAGAGACTCAAAAACTCTTTGATATTTATGAGAGTTTGATCCGCCATTTCTGGCGATTGTTATCCGCGTGTATTCGCCGTATTCTCGCACCACCCCATTGCGCTCCCATTCCTTGTCTGTTTCAAACATTTCGTATAAATCCATGCGTATCACCTTTCTAAACGTAAAATATAGTTGCTCAAAATATGCTGCTATCGTTAATCCGAGAAGAAACCCGAACCCCACGGCACTAAACTTCGGCCACATCCGGCAGGTAATCGAAGAACATGATTGCCGCGGTGTAGTCCATGCTGGTTGAGATGCTGGCAGCGGTTGCTGCGTCCATGTTCAAAGGTAATTTAATGGCCTCATCCAGCTTGATGTCTGGGTTTCCTCCACCGAGCGAAATCAATGGAAGATCAATCACCACACCTGCATTGTTCTTGACGATTACCGCGTCAATGGTCACATCTGAGTTGTTTCGGATAGCTGCGATTGCGGAAACGTCGGTGAAGTACGCGGTCAAGCTTCCGCTCACAGCAAATGTGCCTGCGGAAATATCAAATGATCCAAGCGTTCCCACTGCTTTCGATTGCTTGAGATTGTTGTTGATGTCCAGCTTCAGATCAGTGATATAAGCGAACATCGGTGACGGCGCTTCGTCCGTGGAAGAAACCAGTGACATTTTGATTCGCTTCACATCGGAACTTGTGTTGTACGCATCGGCTGGAACCAGCGTCGGTCGCGTGCCGGACTTCAGCCCGGTTGCGCCGTCAACGGTCACAGCATCAGTAGCCATAAAAGACATGCTTGAAGTGATCTTTGTGGCAGTACCAATATCCAAGCTGAATTGGTTTGGAATGGCGCCAATAACGTACATGCCCTGAATCTGCGCTGGGCTTCCGGTATCTGGCGCACCGAGGCTTACTTCAGGTTGATACGTTTTGCGTACGATGTTCGCGCCGGTTTCGTTTTGCAGCTTGCGACCAAACCAGATTCGGATTGTCTTTCCAGAACCGTTGTCGGTAGTCATGGTCGATGCCGATTTGTCGAACTCGATGGCATTGGTTGCGATTGAACGGACGCGCTTCCAGCCGTTGTTGACGGCATTGGCAAAGTTATTGCCAGCAGAGTCACCGCCGAAGTACACCCATTCACCAACAGACAGGCCAAGCTGCGTTAAGTCTTTGGTTGATGTCACAAGCTTCGGCAATGTGCCGGATGCGTCAATAGTCGCGTCTGCCGATCCGAATTGAAAACCGACAACTACAAGCTTGCTGTCAGTTGGTGGAGATGCCTCAGTGGTCAAAGTTTCCGCAACGGCAATAGATGTATTGGGTGTTACCGTGGTAACACGGTGCAATCCGCTATTGCCGGCATTCGTAAATCCTGAACCAAACACCAGCGAGCCAACATAAAATCCAGTTGTACTTGCCAGTTCATAGGTATCGTCACCGGCGTTTACGGTAACCGATGGAATGTCGGTCCGCTCGGCCTTCGTGCGGTAATTGGCAAAGAACACGCCTTGCAGAATGTTCTGATGACTGGTTTGCGTGAAATCCGCGCTGAATCCGAAACCGGCCTCAAGATCGACAACCACACCTTTTTTTCGTTGCCGCCCGTCTGTGATTGGATTACGAACGAGCGTAGATATTTTTGCGCCAAGCTCAGAATAGTCGTTCGGTTCATATTGATTCCAGATCGGAGTACCCGGCAACACACCGATTGATGTTTCGTCAGCAATCCGCAGCCCGGTGATATTACTGTCGATCTTATTTACATTGGTTGTCATTTAGTGCCTCCGTCATTAAACAATTTCGTCATATTCAAATTCCACGGTTACGTTCACAAGAAACCAATTGCCGTGAATACCCCCTTCCTTGATTTGGATCGAACGGAATCGCACGCTGTCGATGGCTTTTCCAAGAAATGCCAATTCAACGAGCCTTGCCAGCGTGTATGCTTTTTCAGTACCTTCTCCGCTGGGCGTGTATATCTCGCAAACAAGCTGGCCTTTCCGTTCCCAAATTCTTTTTCCGTCAACACCCGGTAGCGATACTTGTCGGCCTGTCTTATGCGCAATCCTGACAAATGCCCATGGATTGCACTGCTTCATTGGTTCGGTATCTGGCTTCTTGTTTGGCCAAATGACCGGATAAGTTGGGTTTGTTGACCATGCCGTATTGAATGCTCCGTATACCGTGTCAGTGGCTTGCTGTTGCGTCGGCATTAGCTGGCCACTCCGATGTAATAAAGCAGCGTGGTATCCGCCGGTTTCAGCTTCTCAATGAAACTGATCTTGAATTCTTTTTCGTCGTCAGTAACAAGCTGGTACTGATCAAAATCTTCCGGGGTCAAATCACCCGGTTCGGCGATGTATACACTCTGCGTGTCTTTGTATAATTCAACCGCATCAGAACGAATGCCTAGGCTATTGGCTGCGGCCATCGGGATATTCACCGCATAAATTTGTATGCGATTCGTTTTCCATTGACTTCTGGGGTTTGTCGTAGACAACCACGGTTTGTTCGTGTCTGCGCTCTCATGATCAAGGGTGGATAGCGTTATCTGCCGCCCTTTGGCACGAATATTTGCTTTAACCTTGGCAAGTTTCGCGGCGTAATCCATCACACGTATACCGTTTGCGTCGCTGAAGCACGAACGAAACAAGACATCAGGCGATCCGCTTTCGGGTATGGCCTGACAGCAAGGTATCCTGGTAGATACTTTTTGGTTTCGGTGAGCGGTCCGGTTACGTCTGTTTCTTCAGTGACGATTTTCCCGCTGTCATCGAATACATGATTCGGCATCAGCGATTGAGTGAGCGAGATCAGCGCGTATTCAGCAGTGGCACGTTCAAGCCGTTGCGGTATCCCGGTTAATGGCCGATCCTCAGAATCGTAAATGCCCAAGCGCGGGAACATGAGTGCCTGAACATCAGGAAACTCTGCGCGCCCTTTCAGCATGTCACCGTAGCGAATATCAATGTATTCTGTTGCGGCGATCAAGGCCGCTTCTTTCGCGGCATTTGATCCGGTCCATGCCGCAATTCCTCTGGCCGTAAAGTAGGAGTCGGCATCCGCAAGGCTCAAATATGATTGAGCATCGCTTTTGCCGGTCCCGTCTTCGGTAACAATGGCCATTTACTCAGCCCCTGAGCGTCAGTTACACATTAACCGTGGTTTTCGCTGGCTGAATAGCGCGCGGATCGATCTTTCGTGCCGCCGGTCTTTGATCTATAGGTGCTCGGGTATCGAGCTGCTTGATCAATTCGAGCGCGTTTCCGCTGCCAATAAGCTGATTGCGCTTCTCAACACGTTCCGCACGCTTGCGCGCCTCGCGCTGCAAATAAAACTGGATGTCCGATATAGCGCCGCCGGTTTCAGATTTGCTCTTCTCCGTAATCAGCGCATCGAGAGCTTTCGTTTTTTCAGCAACCAAGCGGTTGACTTGATTCTGAGTGTCAACCGCTTCATTCAAATCATCCTGCGCACGCGATATTTGCGCGTCTATCGACATATCTAGCGGCTCTTCTTCAGCGGCTTTATTGTCAGCAGCATCCTTAGCTTCCATGGCGCCAACATATGCATATGCATTTGCCTTGGCTTCTGCTATTGCCATTGCTTGATTCTCTTGCTCTAGCAGATTGTCAACTTGCTCCGCAGACAAATATTCTCTGGATTGATCTTGAGTAGAAGAAACTTGGTCAGTATGAGTAGCTTTTTTGGCCATGATTAATCATCCCTAAGAACGGTGTAGAGAACTTCAACGTAGCCATTGGCCGTGAAATCAGCCGCGCCTGAAATGGCCGCATCGTCAATGAGCAGGTTGAGGTAGAAAACAACATCAGCAGCCGTGTTATCGTGGATAACGCCGGTCGTACTGGTGCTTGTTACAAGCCGCACATTTGGCGATACTTTGGCGGTTGCCGCCCCCAGCGCGGTGCTTGCCACAAGATTAACTTCTGTATTAGATAGTATACCGTCTGAGGTTGATCCAGTCCCGATTGAAATATCGCCGTCAAACGTCGCCGTGATGTCGGCATCTGAAGTGGTCAAGATGATGTAGCCAATCGCGCCGTGAATCAGAATATTGCCTTCTGGAAGCCTGAAAGCTTCAGCGCTTCCATATCCGGGTGCGCCGTTAACCACAGAGATCGTTTTGTTCACGATCTTGAACAATTGGCGAATCATGGGCTGCCGCTTATTCCCGATAGGCCGCTCCGAGCTGCGTCTACGTCCTTTTGTCATGATTAAGCCTCGCGGGTGATTAAACGGGCAATCTTGATCTGCTTGCGCTCAGGGAATACACGTTGCCATGAACCAGCTGCAGCCAAGTTATTGCTGGTTGCCGCATTGGTTGGTCCTCCGGTTGGCGCTGTGCCGGCATATTTGCAACCGACCGGATGAATAATCCATTCCCAGCGGTGAATCAGGCTTTCCTGTCCACCACCATTACCGGCGAGCGGTAAACGGTATGTTTCCATTGGCACTTTGGCATTGCCTTGACCCAAACGAAGAGCGCCGCGACCGAATAACCAGGTGTTATATACACCGGTTGAAACAGGCATCGAATCATCAACAATGACGATCATGCCGTTGAAAGTCGGGATGTTATAAACGCCTTCGGAATCGGGGATCATGTCGATCAGGTTGTTTTTTTGCATACGGCCATAAATCACCGAGTGAACACAGATCAGTCCCAAATCCTGCATGCTGTCGCCCATAGTGAGCTTGGCATCAATCACCGCTTCGGCAGAGAAGTTTGTTACGCCATCAACAAACGACGATCCGCTTATGTCAACGGTCATGTCGTTTTGAACGTGTTCCGACCCCGATGGAGCCGCGGCATTATCAGCAAACACACCTTTCACTGTCGCGATGCATGCATCCTGCAATCTGCGCGACCTGTAGAACGATGCACGACTGATTACGCTTTGCAGTGGATCAGCCCCAGCAATATCCGCAGACAAATCCATCGAAGACCAAACGGCATTGCGCGACAAACGAACCTGAACTTCTTCGGAAGTGGTTATTTTCGATGGCGTTGCGTTGGTTCCGTCATCATCGGTCGAAGTGTTGTCGGCGTCATCAGGCAAGTCTCTGAACGATGGTGATTCAAATGTTTTTCCGCCGCCAGCGAGTGCTTGATCAAGAGCGGCATCTGGAACTAGCACGCCGGATTGCACCAGGCGTGATTTAACTTCGGTTTCTTGCTGAATATACGGGAGGTACTGTACTGGAATTACTAGATCGGCTAGTTTTGTGACGGCCATTATTGTCTCCTATTTGCGAGCAATTCTATAACTCGAAGCAGACTCGCCACGGAGACTTGCTTCACGGAATGTTGTGCATCCCATGATGCGTAAAGCCTTCGTCTAATTAGATTTTCTCATCACGATCGAACCTAATTAGAGATTCGATGCAAATGGTAATACCAAAATTTTAATATATCAAGTTTTATTTATGCATAATTGAAATAGGATAAGAAATATTTATGAATAAAATTGCAAATAATTTCTTTTTGTGTTGACATTTAGAATGTATATGTGTATGATTATAAACATCAACAAACAAAACCGACCTGACGGAATCAGGAACATAAACTGGAGAGTAAAAATGCTAACAAGCGAACAAGCAAAAGAAGTTGCCTCAACAATCCTCATGCAACTTGGAGGCAGAAGATTCATAGCGATGACGGGCGCAAAAAACTTCCTGGCTCTCAATGATGGCTGCGGAGGAATGCGCTTCAACATCCCAAGATTTCCCGCAGTAAAAATAAACCTGATTGAAATAGTGCTCAATGGATCGGATTTGTACGATGTGAAGTTCAGCAGAGTGCACGGCCTTGCTTTGAAAGAGATCAGCAGCCACACCGACATCTATTTCGATGAACTGAGAGGGTTGTTTGAAAGAGAAACTGGTTTGCGTACATCGCTGTAGGGGGAATCGCAATGAAAAACGGAACAAGAGTTAAAACATGTTTTGGAGAAGGGACGGTAGTCGGTAAAGAACATATTTTTGATTGGCATCGAATACTGGTTGAACTTGACCATGGTCATACTTGGTCAATCAAAAATTCAAATGCAGCCTTCCTTGAAAAGGATTTAGTGGTTATATCGGAATCCGGCATGACTGGATCAGAAACCGGCTTGAGAACTTCACTGTAAGAGGACAATATGAAAACAACAACCGCACTTGCAGAATTAAAAGCCACCGATCAGGATTTTGAGTGGTATCCAACCACCGACGAGATAATCACCGCATTCCACCGGCATGCGAACAATTTTGAACCGGAAAGCCTATTGGATATAGGCGCCGGAAATGGCAAGGTGTTAAACCGCTTCAAGGAGTTGAAAAGAAAAAATCCGGATGACCGTGACAGCTACGATACAGACTACTTCGCAATCGAAAAGGCGCGGCCATTGCTGGATAGCCTTCCGATCGATGTGGGAATCCTTGGAACTGATTTTTGGGAGCAGTCATTACTCGATAAATCGGTCGAGTGTATTTTTAGCAATCCACCTTACCGAGAGTTCATAGATTGGAGCGTCAAGATCATCCGCGAGGCGAACGCGAATCATATTTACCTTGTGATACCGCAGCGCTGGAAAGATCAGAAGAAAATCATGGACGCGATCGAATCGCGGCGTGCCGGTCATGAAGTGATTGGTGAGTTCGATTTCCTGAATTCAGATGATCGCGCAGCGCGCGCCAAAGTCGACCTGGTGCATATCTGGCTTTGCCACGACGAATTGAACCAGAAACGATACCGGTATCATAAAAGGGTTGAGAATCTTGTCGATCCGTTTGAATTGTGGGTGAAAGAGTTCTTTGATCTATCAGACAAGAAGAACAAAAGCGGATTATCTGACTACGAAAAAAGCAAGAAATCAGAGAAAGTAAGGAAAGAAAAAATCGGCTGTTCTTTGGTTGCAGGAAGAACGATGATTGAAGTGCTTGATGAGCTTTACCGGAAGGAATTGGATAATCTAATTAATAACTACCGGAAAGTTTCTTCGCTTGATGAAGAATTGTTTGAAGAGCTTGATATTTCTACAAAATCAATAATCACTTCAATCAGATCACGGATCAACGGCCTGAAGAACGCATACTGGCAGGAATTGTTCGACAATTACGCGCCTCTCACAGATAGATTAACCGCAGCAAGCCGGAAGAATTTTATTGAAAGTATTCGCCGGAAAACCAGCATCGATTTCACATCATCGAACGCCTACGCTATTACCG